ATGCAGTCCTGCAGGTTCCTCCCTTGGTCATGGGATTTCCACTGTTTCCTTATGACGAGGCCCTGTGGTACATTCGCAGGCAGCTCGTTCTTCTGGGTTATAAAGTCAGTCAGGGAGGAGAAGAAGGTCAGTTTATAGTCACCTGGGAAAAACCTAAAAAAAATAAACAAATTATTTCCTATTCAGAGCCAGGCGAGGATCTCTTTTCGGGCCTGGCTAACATGCAAAAGACTGCTGCGAAACTACGGGGAAAGTAATATTGTATTCCAGTACTATATGGAAGTTCTCAATGATGCAGAGAGACGCTACTCGAGGAAACTCGTGGACGCAATGCTCCCGGAAATCATCGAGACGTTCGTGACTATGTGGGAAGATACCAAAAAGGAGACAAAGGATAGAAAATTTTTAGAAAATTATCGTCAGGCCCTCAGAAGAATAAAAACCGATTGGTCGAACGTAAAAGTAAAGGAGCACGTGTCCAACATACTGAAGCAATGCCCCCTTTTCCCGAGGCTCATAGCAGCAGTCTTTGTCATTCACGTGAAAATTCTCAGTTCAATCAGGATTGATAAATCTTCTAAAAAAATTAATCTCAAGCTTCCGAGTAACGATGTGTTCGTCCACACTTCGTTTATAGAGTGTGCCCGAGATCTGTACGAGGATCCGCACGTGATAACAGACGAAAAGTCTCCGGTCGAGCGCCGAGAAGAGCTCACGCGGCGTTTTACAAAGTGCATACGCGAAACGATCGAGAATCTGGTGCCCCTTGAAGACATCATGAACAGTTACTTTCCCAAAGATGTGGACGATTTCAACATGGGCGGAGAAGACGATGCGCCCGAAGAACCCGGCGAAGACCTGATAGAGGACGCCGTCCAAGAACAGCCGACCGACGTCGGCGAGGCTCTAGATGCAGCAGAGGCTCAGGGAGGACCGGAGGGAGCTACCCCTGTAGACGCTTCTGAATTACCAGTCCCTGATGAAACTCCAGGGGGGTCCAGAACTATCAACGTCACGCCGGTCCACAAGGAGGAACTCTTTCCAGACGCGCCAGAGGTTGGCAAAAAAGATGGATCGTAATCATATACTGCCATGGACCAGTACCTTCGTCAACCGCTCTCTGCGGCAATATTTGCAGCCGGTGCTGCGGTCGCTTACATCATGCTAAAGAATAAAATGAATGGAAAGTCGGACGCGCCAAATTCAGAATACGCCAAACCTGCTTTTCTAGTGGCGATCTTAGTATACTTTATAGTCGCACAAGGTTCGGGCCACAGAGAGTCTGTGAGTTTGGATCCGTTTTAACACTTAAAAAAATAAAAACTTTTTCTCTAAATGAGTTCCCTTGACGCTTTCAATGAGTTATACTCTGACTTTATCCGAGATCTCGAGAGTGCTTTTCCGGACGACGATTCTGTCAAGACCTTCAAGACTGAATTTGAGACTGCTCGGCAGGCTTCCGTCCGAGGGCCACTCGATCATTTCATGGGTCTCGATGTAAAGGGTCTCACGACGAGGGACCCAGCCTTTATATCGAATCTCACATTTGGGCCCGTGTGGGAAGGTGCGTCTGAACAGACCAAGCAGGCTATCTGGAATCATCTCAATGGCATGTACATGATCGGAATGACCCTATCTATGTTCCCGCCCGAAACCCTTAGTGCGATCGAGGCGGCCGCCAGAAAGTGTGCAGAGAGTGGGGCCTTTGATCCTTCAATGATCAGCGGGCTTCTGTCCGGAATGATGGGATCGCAGCCGACCCAGCAACGCATCACGAAGGGCTCTCGTCAGAAAAAAACTAAGAAGTAAGTAGTAGTAAATGGATCCTCAAGAAATATTTAGAAAAGATAAACTTCTTGAATTTTGGCCAACATCTTCCCAGTCGGCCAAAGATCGCGTCTCAGCGACGACCAGGTTCATAGTTTACGGAATGACCGTACTGTACATCATAAAACGAGACTCGCGAATTTTGGCCCTAGGTATCCTAGTCCTCGCAGTTCTCTACTTTCTTTATACGAATAATCAGATTCCCGACGGCCAAGTTCGTCCTCCCCAGAGTGACGGCCGGGCTCCTTATTGGGGTCGTGACGCAGTCACAATGCCGACTATTAACAACCCGATGGGAAACGTTCTCATGACTGATTACGTCGACAATCCGGATCGTCCCCCAGCTGCCTGGTCCGCGAGTGTTCAGGCTGAATCTGAAAAGATTTGGGATTTTATTCACCCTTTCGAAAAGAAGCGAGAAGCTCAGCGTAATTTTTACACTCCAGCGAGTACGACAATTCCTAACGACCAGAACGCATTTGCCGAAGGTGCGTTCGGTGCAAAGTTTGCACCTTTTGCAAAAGATGGGTCTGGGTCGGCCGATATAGACAGCGATCGTTTTCACATGCCAGAACAGACGCAAATGCGCGGCGGTAACGGAAGGGCAAATTAAAACCTATGCGGATATCAATGGGTCGGACACTGCAAACTGACCATCTCACTCTCCAGCCCCGAATTTGGCAAGGTCCCGCGAATGTTGTCCTCGACGACATAGTTCGCGTGGATGACCGCCTCCGCTCTCAGACCACTAGTACGTGGAAAGGACAATGGGCCGAGGCACCTTACGATTTCCCAAATCTTTATATAGGTTCAGATCCTTTCCCTACTCGTCTGTTTGATCCAATCAGCACTTACAGCAACGATCAGAACAGTCGGTTCAACCAGCGCCAGCCATCCGTCGTTCCGTATCTGACGCTCCGGCCTACGCCGTGGGTGACCATGTCAGGCCCAGGGAAGGTGAAATATGTAGGTTAAAATATAAAGTAAAAGTAATATGGACCCTCTGGCGCTGGCCGCGATCGTCGGTCTTGTGTTTGCCGGTCAGAGATTGAGTAAATCTTCCAAACCTGTAACCACTGTACCCATAATGAACACCCCCCATCAGGTTACTCGCCAAGATACTGATCTGGCAGGTACCGCCCCGGGAATGCAGGCGGACGCTTTCGGCCTTCGGCCTATAAATCCATCATTCGGTCGTAGGATAGGGGACGACTATCTACCACCCAAAGAGGCCATTCCTTCCCTACAGGACTGGTCTCCCATGGCAAACAGGTACCCTCACGGTCAGCCAGTTTATGATCTGTACAATCGTGAGAATGTTACGAACAAAATGAACAACTTGGCACCTGTAGAACGTATGAACGTCGGTCCGGGTATCGGAGCCGATCCAAATGTTCCGGCCATAGGAGGGTTCCAGCAGTTTTTCCGAGTTCTTCCCAACAACGTGAATGAAGAGAAGCTCGTGACACTCCCAGGAGGCGAGGGACCTGCCAACTATTTCGTGAAGAGCGGAGGTGTTCAGTTTGCCGGAGACGGGCTCATAAACGGTCAGATGACTCATCAGGCCAAGACGACAAAGACATGGAATCGTCCATCGGCCCAGAACAGTGGTCAGGGCCAGGGCGTGATTCGAGCACCAGAAGGCCGGCCTGATCAGATCAAGACTCGTCGTACGACTATTCGTCAGGAGACTGGATGGCGGATGGGCGACGGTCTCGAAATGGGACCAGGCCAGTATGCTCCGGTGTACCAGGCCTACAATAAGAATCTCACCGACGCCAGCCTTCCCCGTAGTACCGGAAATCGTGTAAATCCGGACAGGGCCGGAAATGGACAGCGCATGAACGTGACTGCAAACCCCCAGGGAGCTATAGGTGCAGCGACCAGACTAAGGGCCGAGTCCATTCCCGTACGCCCGGGCCCAATGGATATGCACGCCGCAGGTGGCGCAGGTCCTTATAAACCGGCCGAGAATTGGAAACTCAATAATTCCAAGTGTTCACAGAATCCGATGGCGAGCGCAGGTAATCTTAACATTGCCCGGAACCAGGTAATCAACAATCCACTTGCCACTCCCGCATGGGCGACTGTCTGAAAAAAGTCTTTGTCTCCTAGTAAATGAGTGGAGGTATAGTCCAGCTCGTCGCCACCGGCGCTCAGGACACTTGGCTTTCCGGGAAGCCAGAAATTTCATTTTTTCGTTCAAATTACAAGAGGTATACTCACTATGCCGCAACTATAGAACGGCAGATTATCATGGGACAGCCGTCGGCCGGATCTATTTCGACTATTCGGCTCGAGAAGAAGGGAGACCTCCTGTCTTACATGTATTTCACTGCCAGGGACCAGAACGGAGCCCAGGTTAACAATCTCGATTGGTCACAAGTTATAGATCGCGTGGAACTTTTGATCGGCGGACAAGTCATAGATCTACAAGATTACAATTATTCGACTGACGTAGAGCCATGCACCGGAGCCCAAAACTACAATCAGCGCTACCTTAACAACGACACTCTCGGAAGCACGTCACCGACCAATAAAGTCGCTTCATTTTATCCACTCAAGTTTTTCTTCTGCAAAGACTGGTCGGTCAGCCTTCCACTCGTTGCTCTCCAGTACCACGATGTTGAACTTCGGATCACATGGTCGACAAATCTTAACTCTGTCGCTCAGGGTCTACTCGTCTCGCCGACTCCTAGTACGGTCGTTGGACCTACCCAGTCGAGCATAATGTCTGTATCAAGTCCGTACTCGAGTGCAACCATTTATCAGGCGGTCACTAATGGTCAGACGTTCTATTCAAATACGGCCAACCTTATACTCACTTCAAACACTGTGAACGGTCCTATTTTCCCGGGAATGGTTGTGGGTAACTTGATCAGCTACTCTAATATTATCAACACGACCGGTCTGGGTGTGGTCCAATCGCTGTCTGCCAATACATACGGTAGTTTACCGCCAAGCCAGCAGTACTCCAACGCAGTCATATCCTTTTCCAACGCCGCTAACGGAGCAATCACGGGTGACTATACGGCAGCTTCAGTCGTGAATTTCTGGCTCCCCCCTACCCAGGCAACGTTCGTGAGCCTGACTGGCGTCACTACCGGATCGACCACTGGTACTCTGACTGTGAGCACCCCCCTTCGCTCACCGGTGACGGTCGGTTCCATCGTCCAGGGTCTCCCCATTAACGGTATAGTATACGTCTCGGCTATAGGGACGGTCACGAATACATCTACGACCATGACCCTGACTCTCGGAACCCCGGCTGTCAGCGCACCCCCTACGATACCAACCACGACAATAGTGGCATTCATTCCTTCTAATTACAGCGTTTCGGCGCCTGCTTCAACCGTGACCTACGCGAGTCTCTCGTTCCAGGCCTGGGCCAACTTTGTCTACCTGGATCAGTCTGAGCGTGAGTTTTTCGCACAGTCTTCTCACGACCTTTTGATCACTCAAGTCCAGCGAGTACCCATAATGACCAACGCCGTCCAGGAGCTGGCTCTGGCCCATCCCGTAAAGTTCCTGGCTTTCCAGACACGTGCATACGGGTCCATCTATAACCAGGGGACGGGCTCTTCGTCTGCTTCCAACTTTCAACTCAAGATTCAGATCAACGGCGTAGATGTCGGTGAGTCACGCCCGCTGCCCGCATGGACGGACGCTAACCAGTACTACCACACTCCTTATGGATACCTGGCCAACAACCAGGAGACGAGCATCCTGGTCATTCCGTACTGCTTGGATACCTCAAAGCTCCAGCCGACCGGTACTCTGAACTTTTCTCGTCTGGACACCTATCGGCTCGTAGTCCCCACCGGACTGACAAACGGTCTCACCGGACTTGTTAATCAGTCGGTATCATTCCCTTACCTGTACGCAGTGAATTACAACGTACTCAGGATCCAAAAGGGCATGGGTTCTCTGCTGTACTCAAACTAGAGTTTTTTCTCCCGTATTACTACTATGCAATTTTGGCCCTGGATACTTTTGGCCGGAATTCTATTTTTGATTACATATGAACCAAGGTCGCAAAACTTGGCGAATTATTTTGAGGGTCCAGTAATAGGAAGTGATGCAATCATCACGCAACGATCTACCTCTAGAGAGGCACAAAAGCATAGCGATTCCGGTAAGTTGCAGTAGTGACGGACCGGCCAAATTCTTACTGGTCCACGACCGGAGATTCAAAGAATGGACGTTTGTAACAGGGGGATGTAGGCGACGTGAAGTCTTCAATCCACTAAGATGTGCCATAAGAGAACTCGAAGAGGAGACTCGTGGGATCATAAATCTGAAAAAGGGAACATATTCCTATTTCAGTTTTTCCTTTAAAGACCCGGACGGGGTAAACAACGTGTATCACGTATACGTACTCGACGTCCCCATGACAGACACGGAGCAGAGCAGGGTTGTAACAAAATTTAATGAAGAAAAATTTAAAATGGATGACAGGCAAGTTCCTTTTAAAAAAAATTATGACGAAAATGATTCATGCGAGTTTGATACTCTCGAGGGGATATCAGGACGCGATGATCTCTGGGACATGATACGAGTTCATGTCCTCCGAAATCCCCAGTTTCAAAAATTTATTGTAAAACCTGAACGACAGCCGTTTTTCATACGTCCTTAATTAAAAATAAAAAAAATAGTCTAGAACAAATGACTCAAAAGAAGGATAAACTTATTTCCCGTCTTTTGAATCTCAGGGGCGATGAGACTACGGATCCATCTGAATTTTTAAAATATTCTATGCAACAAATTTATCATTTTATAGAGGTTGAAGAGGAAAAATTGGCAC